TAGAGGCAGCGCCTGATGACCGTAAGATCTTTTTCATTGTTGACCCGGAAGGCGGTCGTGGGAAATCCTGGTTTGTCCGTTGGTTCCTCGACTGCCACCCAACGGAAACTCAATTATTTCGCCCCGCCAAAGTGACGGATCTTGCGCACGCTATTAAGACTCACACTCGTTGGTTCCTGTTTGACGTGCCCCGCAACGGTATGCAGTTTCTTCAGTATCAGGTTCTGGAACAACTGAAGGATCGTGTGATCTTTTCCCCCAAGTACAACTCGACGACGAAGTTTCTTACGTCTGTCCCACATGTGGTTGTGTTCTGTAATGAACAGCCCGATCAGAACGCAATGACTAACGACCGTTACCACTTCATTAACTTTATGTAATCACATTTATTATCTACTGGGGGTGAGAGGGATAGTTGGCGCGCAGTATGGTTTATTCTACGAGCACCAACGAAAGGGAGAGAGGGGGTCCGACCACACACCCGAAGGGCTCTTAGACCCCGATGACCGGCCTACGAACGCATGTTCTTCCAGTAGACCGTGTTGGCACGATCCGTTTCAATGTACTGCACTGCAGTAGGATCGGCCGGGAACTTAGAAGGGCTCACCGTGTTATACCAGAACAGCTCAAAGATTGTATGCTGAGGCTCGGTATCAGTAGTTTGTTCAAAGCTGATGTTCTTGTTGATTTTGTAGAAGCGGTTGATACGCCAGATATGGTCGTCTTTGCGACCAGCCACCAGAGAATACTGAGTGAGCATTTTACGCTGATGAGTTAGAACTTTCAATTTGTTGTTGGGATTGATAGCCCCACAATTGAGAAGTAAATTCCAGGGACTGGAGCCGACATAGCTTGGAAAGTTTGTAGTGCGTGACGTCGATGTAGAATTGTCACGGAAGAAATCGTTGAGATAGTCCAATGACGTATGGAGCATGTCCGGGTCTTTTGCTTGGACCAGGCACCAATGAACTTCAATGGGCCCCACATCATTGACCGTGTCGGGGTACTCGAAATGACGACAAATCTTGATACTAGAAACCTTGATGACATTTCTTGTTCGGTTTGTAAGGGTGTTAGCAGTAGCATATGCAGGCCACGGCAAACGGGCATTTTCCAATCGGCCCATTGTAATGGCAGTTGCTGGACCCGTAGGATAGCCATGTTGCACTTTCATGGATGTATTCCGTACATTGGCCGCAGTCATCCGTTTACCTATTTTGGATGTTCGGCGCTTCTTCATGGCTCTATAGTTCCTGAGTGCAAATTTTGCACCTCTCTTGATGTTTCTACGATAGCGCCAAGCTCCCTGAATTGCTCTTGCGGCCATAACGTACTTTCTAGACCCGGGATACGTCATAATAAGACGGCCGGCAGCACGGCTGCCTCTTGTTGTTAACGTCGTCGGCATGATAAGACTAAAAAAATAGCAGTTGTGGGACCGCTAAAAATTTAGCAGGACCGTGTGGCGAGTACAATATTACCTCGCCACTTCCATGCCATAACCACCGCCATGGCTGATCCTGGATGGCAACCTGCTACTCAGCAGTCTCGCGCGAAGCGCTGGGTGTTTACACTCAACAACTGGACTAATGACGAACTACAGTCCATCCTCGACGCAGGACGCACGCAGTGCAGCTACCTTGTCGTCGGAAGAGAACGTGGTGCCGCCGGCACCCCTCACCTGCAGGGATATCTGGAGTGGAACGCCGCCTGCCGGCTTACTACGACCAAGAACCGTCTGGGCACCGACCGAGTATGGCTCGCCATCGCGAAGGGAACCGCCGCCCAGAACCGTACCTACTGCTCCAAGGAAGATGACTACGAGGAGCATGGCGAATGCCCCCAGCAGGGACAAGGACGTCGCACAGACCTTGATCGGTTTTTCGATTGGGTCGACGAGTTCATCGAGGCAAACAACCGTCCGCCCACAACTCCGGAAGCTGCCAATCTACACCCAGCCACCATCACCAAGTACAGCCGCATCATGGACGTCGTCCGAATCCGTACTCAGCGATCTCTCTTCAATGAGGACCCCGTCCCCCGTGGCTGGCAAGCCTCGCTCAAAGAGCGCTTAGAGGCAGCGCCTGATGACCGTAAGATCTTTTTCATTGTTGACCCGGAAGGCGGTCGTGGGAAATCCTGGTTTGTC